TTGCCAAGTTCTTTTACCTCTTACACCTGTCTTTGATGTGTGGGTTATGTTCTGTGTTGCTTTTCTCATGAGTATATTCTTTTCATACTTTCAACATAACTCATAGCAAAAAGATCCCATGATGATTCAGCATACTCTTTGATCTGTGCAATCTCAAGTCCTTCCTCGTACCATTGTTCTTCTAGTTCTTGTTGTATTAAGTTGCTCATAATATTTTATCCTCCCTTATTGTTTGTAATTCTTCTACTGTAAAAGGCTCTAAAAAGTTTTCTATAATTGTTATTTGATCTTGTATATATTCTATGTCTTTTTCTATTTCAAAAAGTTTAATATCATTATTTTCGTCAGCTTCAATATCATTAAGCAAACAAGCAACTGATATACTTGCTTCCCTAATTGCTTCTAATATTTTATCCATTAGCTTTTCTCCCCGTTTGTAAATAAACTAATCCATTTCGTAGCATCTGTTGACCTATATCCATTGTCTGTCGGGTATACAGGATATATAGCACAAGTTGTTTCAGTTCTTGGGTTTTCCATATCATCATCCCAACATTCAATATCAAAATATTGACCGTCTATTTCTATTTCA